GGAGTTCAGGGTACTAAAGGAGACGATGGTATTCAAGGAGTTCAAGGTACTAAAGGAGATACTGGATTAAAAGGAGATCAAGGATTCAAAGGAGATACTGGTCTTAAAGGAGATCAAGGTTTCAAGGGAGACGATGGTATTCAAGGAGTTAAAGGTACTAAAGGAGATACTGGATTAAAAGGAGATCAAGGATTCAAAGGAGACGATGGTATTCAAGGAGTTATCGGAGTTCAGGGTACTAAAGGAGACGATGGTATTCAAGGTATTAAAGGAGATACTGGTATTAAAGGAGATACTGGTCTTAAAGGAGATACTGGTCTTAAAGGAGATACTGGTCTTAAAGGAGATCAAGGTTTCACTGGACCAATTGGTCCAATAGGAGTAACTGGAGCTAAAGGAGATCAAGGAACTGCTGGTACTAATGGTATTCAAGGAGCTACTGGAGCTAAAGGAGATCAAGGTTTCACTGGACCAATTGGTCCAATAGGAGCATCCATCGTAGGTGCAGCTTTAGAAGGAGTAAACCTAGTAATTGAAGGAGAAGCATTTGGTTCACTAAACGTTGGTAGAGTATATGGTAATACTGGAGCAACTGGAGCCCAAGGAGCAACTGGAGCTAAAGGAGATCAAGGAACTGCTGGTACTAATGGTACTAATGGTACTAATGGTATTCAAGGAGCTACTGGAGCTAAAGGAGATACTGGAGCACAGGGTATAGCTGGTCCAATAGGAGTAACTGGAGTCAAAGGAGATGACGGTGGAGACGGAGCAATGGGACCTGTTGGACCTACTGGACCTACGGGAGCAACTGGTTCTACTGGTGTTCAAGGACCACAAGGACCTGAAGGATTTGATGGTTCTAATGGAGCGCAAGGAGCCGCTGGTACTAATGGTACAAACGGAGCAACTGGAGCTAAAGGAGATACCGGTCTTAAAGGAGATACAGGTTATACGGGATCCGTTGGACCTGTTGGACCTATTGGATCTGTTGGACCTGTTGGACCTGTTGGAGCACAAGGAGCCGCCGGTACTAATGGTACAAACGGAGCTAAAGGAGCTAAAGGAGATACCGGTCTTAAAGGAGATACGGGTTATACGGGATCCGTTGGACCTGTTGGACCTATTGGATCTGTTGGACCACAAGGAGCCGCTGGTACTAATGGTACAAACGGAGCAACTGGAGCTAAAGGAGATACCGGTCTTAAAGGAGATACAGGTTATACGGGATCCGTTGGACCTGTTGGACCTACTGGATCTGTCGGACCTGCTGGAGCTAGAGGTTATCAAGGTTATCAAGGAATAGCTGGTTCTTCTGGAGCAACTGGAGCTAAAGGAAATACCGGTCTTAAAGGAGATACTGGTAATACGGGATCCGTTGGACCTGTTGGACCTATTGGATCTGTTGGACCTGCTGGAGCTAAAGGATCTACTGGTACAACTGGACCTATTGGAGGAACTGGAGTTGGTATAAAAACAGTAGCATTAAATTCTGGTAAATTATATGTTGATTTAACAAACGGTACTGTACCTGTTAATAACGTAAACATAACTGGTGCAACTGGACCCGCTGGACCTACTGGACCTGCTGGAGCAACTGGTAATACAGGATCTGCTGGAGCAACTGGACCCGCTGGACCTACTGGACCTGCTGGCGCTAAAGGTAATACTGGTAATACAGGATCTGCTGGACCTGCTGGAGCAACTGGACCTGCCGGAGCAACTGGAGCAACTGGACCTGCTGGACCTGCTGGAGGCGGCGGTGGAGCAAATATATACTTTGATCCGGAGATGGGCATGCTTGTTGTCGATATAGACGGAGAGATGTATATGTTACAGCCGATGTAATAACTAATACCTTATATCTAAGTAATAGTAATTAAAGGGATCCTCATACGAGGGTCCCTTTTTTAGTGATATATAATAATATAATATAATAATAAACTAATCAGAAAACAAGTGTATAATAAGCATGGCAGATATTATCAAACATCAAACATCATCAAGTAATATATTAATGTATATTGATGCTGTTGAAACAAAGGAGTCTAAACATGAACTTACTGGCTGGATTTTTGCAAATAATGGTAAAATAACGAATATTAGATTAAAGGGGTCTATTGCGTCTGATCCTTTCCCTGGATTTTTAGATAGATCTGACGTTGGTTTATTTTATCCAAAGTTAAAGGATACAAATATCGGATTTGTAATTACGATCGATGGATATAATTTGTCAGAAAACATTATCGTTTCAGTAACCGACAATGATACTAATGAAATCATAGATTATGAAATAGAATCATTAGCTAAATGGGTTTCATACTATTCAGGATTTGCAAACAATGATAAAGGATTAATTGTAGTAGATAATTTTTATGCTAACCCTGACTTAATTAGAGAATGGGCAATGAGCGAAATAGAATATTCTCCTTCAGATTATCATAAGGGAGAAAGAGCCACATCTAGATTTATTGTGGATGGAACAAAGGAAAGGTTAGAAGAAATTATAGGCAAGCCTATTTATAACTGGAATCATGATAGTTATGCAAACGGAATATTTCAATTCTGTACAGCAGACCAACCTATCGTCTATCATGTGGACAACCAAACATATGCAGGGATGGTGTATTTAACACCTGAAGCCCCTGCAGGAACAGGTACCTCGTTTTATAGAAGTAAACTAACAAGGGATTATAAGTTTGATGATGCAAAGAGAAGTACTCGAGCATATGTTGACGCGTTTACAGGTAATAGCAAAGAAATGAATTTTTACGATGGTACACACTTTGAAAAAATAGATGAAGTAGGAAACGTATATAATAGACTTGTTTTATTTGATGCAAAAAATATACATGCAGCCACCGAATATTTTGGAGATGCAATAGACAATGCAAGATTCTTTCACATGTTTTTCTTTGACGTATAATAATATAATATAATAATATGAAATTTAGTATAATTACAAGATGCACTCGATTAGGTAACATTGAATGTGTTAAAAATTCGGTTTTCTCTAATACAACTGAAAATACAAAAATAGATTGGCACATTGTGTTCGACACAAAGATGCTTAAAGATATTGATGCCGAACTGTTAAACCGATTAGATGATGAGAATACTACCTTGCACTTTAGGAAGGGTGATGGATGGGGACTCAGCCAATTGAATGATATAATTAAATCAGCAGATGGTTGGATATATCACCTAGATGATGATAATTTATTACACCCTGATTTTTATAAGTCTATTGAAAGTAATTATAAAAAGAATCCAGATACGCTTGCATTTATATTTTCACAATGGGTTGGTGGAATTGATTTTAGTGGCCTTGAAGTTAGAGAAGCAAAGCCTGAGAACGTTGCAGTTTCTAAAATAGATTTAGCACAATGGTTAATTCATTCAGATTTACATGAAAATCAAGAATACGGATCTGGCTATGTTGCGGATGGTGAATTCGTAACACAGTTATATAAGAATGTTGCCAGTAAATTTACATTTATTAATGAGGTATTATGTAACTATAATGCACTTGAAAAGAAATCAACTGCCAAAGTTCCTAAAGTATTGTATATTGGTAAAGATGAGCCAGAACTTAAATCCTTAAAAATATTAAATTACGAGGCAGACAATCTAGATGTTAAGTACTTAAAGAATGATAATGGCATTCATATTCATTTAGCAGAATTTAACCCAGATAGTATTATAACCAGAGGTGATTCATGGAAAGATTTTCAAGAAATGGCAAGCATGCCTTTACAGTTTCGTAGGAAGTGGATGAATATGCCAGAGAATATGTCTACTGACGAAGTGGGCCAAGCCGCGTATCAGTGTGCTATGGCTGTAATGCTTGACACGGATTCTCTCGAAGACTCTGAGATGATTTCATATACAACACCAATATATAACACTGGAGATAAATTATATAACACGTATGATTCCCTGAGGCAACAGACATATGCTAATTGGGAGTGGGTATTGTTGAATGATTCTACAGATGGAGGAAGAACTCTTAAAATAGCGGAAGATATTGCTAGTAAAGATCCTAGAGTTAAGGTATATGATTTTAGAGAAAAGAGTGGTGGTCTTATCGGCGAAGTTAAATGGAGAGCAAACTGTATGGCAAAGGGATTTATTCTTGCAGAATTGGACCATGATGATTTATTAGTTCCATGGTGTACTGAGGATTTATATAAAGCAGCAAAGAAACATCCAGAAGCTGGATTCTTTTTTAACGATACATTAGAAGTTAATGAAGACTGGGAATCTCAGACATATCCAGATGGATTTGCATTTGCATATGGTTCATATAGAGATGAGGAGTATAATGGCAAAATGATGAAGGTTGCAAATCAACATAACATTAATCCAAAAACAATTAGACATATTGTTGGAATTCCAAATCATGTAAGGGCATGGAGACGTTCAACGTACTTTGAAATCGGAGGACATAATAGAAATCTTGCAGTTGCTGATGATTATGAATTAGTTATAAGAACTTTCCTTAATACTATTACATGTAAAATACCAAAACTAGGATATGTTCAATTCTTATATAATAACGCAAATGGCCAAAACACACACGATATGGCGAGAGCAGATATTCAAAGACGTGTAAGAACAATTGGTTATTACTATAATGAACAAATCAAAGACAGATTTACTGACCTAGGATTGCATGACTGGGCATATGAGGAAAACCCACATGCTCCTTTGCATACTCCTCCGAGATATGGTAAAGAGGAGATGGTTGCTAACATATTATATACTGAAGATTAAACTTTATTAGAATTCCATATATAATATTATATGGCAAAGAAAAATAAAATTAATATCATTGAGGTAAAAAATCCTAAAATAGGCGAATGTTATAGATTTAGGTTTGCTGGCAGCACGATGTACGGGCCTGTGGTCGAGTATATGAAAGATTTTAGTGAATCGCATGATTGTAAATATTATTGGATGGTTGAAGAGAATCCGGAAAGAAACTCCCTATCACCCAAGACCCGAAAACCAACGAGATACCCGGTTCCAATTTATAACATTTTAAAAAATAAAAAAGATGTATAGCGCAAGTACGATAAAGGCAATGTTGTTTATAGACATTGAAACAACTTCAGAATTTAGTTCATATCAAGAGTTTTGCGATACAAGACCTAATGCAATTGTTCATTGGGAGAAGAAGGCGGTTATATATCGAAAGAACGATACTGAATTAGCAGAATTATCGGATGCTGAGATGTATATGAAAAACGCTGCACTCCACCCTGAATTTGCAAAGATAATTGTAATCTCTATTGGTCAAATTAAATTTGACGAAAATGATGTTCCACTTACGTCTAAGATTAAATCATTCTATGGTGACGATGAGACATCAATGCTAAATGATTTTATGCAAACAAGTCAATCAATATTTAAAGCTAATCCTGGTGTTAACTTTGTTGGTCATAACGTTAAGAACTTTGACTTTCCTTTTCTAATAAAAAGATCTATTATTAATGGAGTTCAAACACCACATCAATTCCATCTCCAGAACAAGAAACCTTGGGAAAATTGCCTATTAGATACATATGATATATGGAAATTTGCAGGCTGGAATAGTGCATCCCTTGATTTAATCTGTGATTCATTAAATATACCTTCACCTAAGGCAATTATGAAAGGTGATGAAACAACAGTCGAATATTGGTCAGGAAATCTGGAAAAGATAAAGACATATTGTGAGGCAGATGTAGAATCAACAATGAACGTTATGTTAAAACTGTCATATATGCAAATACTATAATGACAAAAAGTCTTATTATAACGATTGGCATAATTTTATTAGTATTCTATATGGTTTACGAACCACAAAACAATTTAACAAAAACAAAAATAAAACCTATGTACATAAAAAATTTATTTGAAAGAGTGTTTGAAAATGAAATTGATGAATCAATTTTCAACTCAATCGCCGGCAACTTTAATATCTACAAGGACGGTAGAGTTAGTGAGTTGGAAGATTCAATTATGTTTGAATTCCCATTACCTGGATATGCCAAGGATGACGTGACAATTGAAATAGATAGTAATTATCTCGTAATTTCAGCAGATATTGAAGAGTCGACATATTTCAGAAAGAGCTTCACAAAAAGATATGAAGTCTCTTCAAAATATGATATAGAAAACACATCTGCTGAATTAAAGAATGGACTTCTAGAAATTAAAATTAGCAGAACAAAAAAACAAAAGAAAATTAAAATAAAATAATTGTTAAAATATTTTTTTATGTCAAAGATTTTGTTTATATTTACATATCATGAAAAATAAGAAAATAAAAAAAATAGAACTTAGCATAACAGAGTGGTTTGATGCGCTAAAAACTCCATCACCTCATCGAAACAAAAAGAAGTTCTATCGAAAGAACAAGCATAAAGGAAAGGACAATTGTTAATAACTTTTTGAAAAAATAAGTGATATAATTTTTTTATGTCACTTATTTTAGTTATATTTAACTATAATTAAAAACATACAACATGGAAGAATGGGAAGAAGTATTCAACGAAGAAAACGAAACCGAAACAATTAAGATGGAAGCTGAACAGAAAATATTACTTAAAGAGCTAAAGATAAGATTAGCAATTGAGAATTATAATAGGATAATGGATAATGGTATTGACGTCAATGCCATGCGAAATCATGGAATAGACGAGACTGAGCTTACTAATACCATTAATCAAATGCTTGATATTTTTGTTGAACTTGAGGAATATGAAAAATGTGCAGACTTAAGAAATGTACTCGAACAAATATAAATATATAATATAATAATATAAATAATTATGAACGAGCAAGCATTAGAACATATCGCAAAAAGCCTGGAGAGGATAGCCATTTGTATGGAAAATAAACAGGCCAGAGAAATTAACATAAATATGAAGGAGCGAAAGAATGTTAAATTGAACACACCTCCTAAAACACCACATACAAAGGCACCATCTTCTAAATAAATCAATGGACTATTATGAAACATTAAATGTTTCTAAGGATGCATCACATGATGATATAAAAAAATCCTATAGAACATTAGTCAAGCAATACCATCCTGATAAAACAGGTGGAGATGACTCCATGTTCAAACGGCTTTCTGAGGCGTATGGGGTTTTAGGAGATCCTGACAAAAGAAGAAGCCACGATACTAAGGAAAGTTTTGGCAATGTTAATAGTGCATGGGAGGATATATTTAGTAGATATAATTTCGCTGATGCATTTGACAATACATTTAACCAAGGTGCCAGGGGACATGATGTCAGAGTATCATTAAATATAACAGTGGAGGAATGCTATGAAGGAACTCGAAGATACATCGATGTCGGGACTGGTGGATTTAATATTAAAATCCCTCAAGGAATTTTAAATGGATCAAAACTTAAAGTCAAAGGCAGAGGACAGGCACATCCAATCAATTCAAGCGCGCCAAATGGCGACATAATTATCACGATAAATATACTACCAGATGCTGATCTAATTATAAATGGATCAGATATCTATATTGACCTATATTTAGATTGGATTGACATATTACTAGGCGGAGAATTTGAAATCAAGACAAAGGTAAATCGTGTAAAGATTAAAGTTCCAACAGGTTCACAGGAATCTAAAACACTTAGAGTTATTGGCAAAGGAATGCCATTACCGGATGGAGATGGATATGGCAATTTAATGGTAAAACTTAGAACAAATTCAATTAATCTCAATAACGAGCAAATTGAATTACTTAAAAAGATTAAAGAATCATGATGGATGAATTGGATGAACCTGATGGAAGACCCCTTAGCTTCATGCGCAAAATGTATCAGTCACCAAAGGCAGAAATGATGGAGATGATATATAATTCTGTAATAAATGGAGAGATGGGTGCGTTAAGCCACGAGGCTCCTGCAGACAGCAAGATAGAAGGACTACATAGTGTATTATCGTTTTTTAAAGAGAAAGAAGAATATGAAAAATGTGGAAAACTACTGAAAATAATAAACAAGTTATATGATAATAGTAAAGGTTGAAAACTCAAACATAGATCGAGCTCTTAAGACTCTAAAGAAAAAGACTAGAGATACAAAGCAGCTTCAGGAATTAAGAGAAAGAAAGGAATATATTAAGCCCTCTGTTTCTAAGAGGAAAATGAATATTAAGGCAAAATACAAGCAATCTAAGAACATATAATATAATAACCTTTCTCTATAACTGACCATTTCATAGCCTTATCTCGAATATATAAATTATAATAGTATAACACTAATATTGTTTATTAAAAAAAGGATCTGGAAATGGAAGGAATTGATGAAGGTACGGAGAGAGATTCTCTAATGAGGTCTAGTTATTATACAATAACCAGTAACTTTACTAAAACAGTTAATTGGTTTGTTGTCTATAAAGATAATAAAAATACAATAGATATTCCACATGGAATAGGGCAAAGAAGCATGTTCATCGATTTACTCATTGGGTATTTTATTGAACTTGAGGAATATGAAAAATGTAATAAGCTTTCAAAACTAAGGGAACTTGTCATAATGGCAGGTGATTAATCATTTAAAGAAATACATGGATAAAGGAAATAATTCAAAAAGACCAAATAACAAAAAATTGATTAATATTAAACCCGAAAACATAAAAGCCCAATTACGACAATCCCAGGACAGATACGTCCATACAATACTTGAAAATGAAATAACACTATGTCAAGGTCCTGCCGGAACTTCAAAAACATTTACAGCATGTTATACAGCATTAAAGTTATTAGCTAATAAAGAAATTTCACAAATAGTTTTGTGTAAACCAATCCAAGAGGCTGGTGAAAAACTAGGATTCTTACCTGGCGATATCGCGGATAAGATAGATCCTTTCATGCAATCATATATTTCAAACATCACAAAAATAGTAGGGCATGAAGTTGCACAAGCTCTCGTTGAAAGCGAAGTTATCGTTTTTAGGCCAATGGCTTATATGCGAGGAGATACATTTGACAATTCATTAATGATATTAGATGAAGCACAAAATGCAACATTTAAACAGATTATGTTATTTGTAACCAGGATGGGTAAAGGTTCTAAAGTAATAGTTACTGGAGATATTAGCCAGTATGATATTCCAAAAAATAACATTGGTCTTCCTGGATTTATTCAATTAGTGCAAGGTGTCAAGGGAATTGGCATGCACTTCTTTACTACAAAGGATATTGTAAGAGCTAAGATACTTCAAATCGTTGTTGATAGATATGACAAGTGGAAGATGAACAATCCTGATAAATAAGAAACTATTTTGATTTTGTGTATATAATATCTAAACAATATACCATGGAATCAAAACACATATACCTAAAATCAAGTTACACTAAGGACGAGAGTACTATTGAAATAGGACTTGATGAGGCAGGCAGAGGAGCACTTGCAGGTCCAGTAACTGTTGCAGCATGTATAATGCCATTTGATTTTCAACATGAATTAATAAAGGATTCTAAATTGTTAAATGAAAGTCAACGTAAGAGTGCTAGAGAAATTGTACTACAGTATGCACTCGCATATCACGTGGAGCACATATTTCCAGATGAGATAGAATCAACCAATATACTACGAGCTACCCTTACTGGCATGAATAAGTGTCTCGGGGAGGTTAGAAAAAATCATGATTTTGATTTTATTCTTGTTGATGGAGATCAATTCCATGGATTTGATGGTATGCCATTCGAAACAATAATAGGTGGAGATAATAAATATATTTCAATTGCCGCAGCAAGTATTCTAGCAAAGACAAGCAGGGATGCAATGATGAAACAATTAGATATTGAAACACCAGGATATGGATGGAATTCTAATAAAGGGTATGGCACAAAACAGCATATTGACGCAATTAAGGAAATAGGTCCAAATGAAGCACATCGACCAAGCTTCATTTCCCATTTATTAACTGCAACAGGTTCGCTATTTTGATTAATTTAATATATGGAATATTACTATTCCTAATCGGGCAATCATTAATATGGTTTCAAACAAATGGTCAGTTTGTTTGGCCATGGTTTAAGCGTAATCCGATACTGGTGTCAATAATAGGGGGTTCATTTATATCATACATTTTTATTAAGGCAACATATATGGTTGCAGTGTATTACGATGGACAATTATGGCCAGGAAGATTCATAGGATTTACAATGGGAATACTATCCTTTGCACTCCTAACCTATATTATGATGGGAGAAGGCCTAAGCACTAAAACAATAATTTCACTAATTCTTGCTGTAATGATAATATGTGTACAAATATTTTGGAAATAAATAGAATATGGAAGATAGAGAAACAATCGAAAAGGAATTATGGGATCGATATAACAGAAGGTTTAAATCGAAACCAGCTCGAAAATACAAGGAATACGCTATAATAACACCAGAATCCGCAACATTATTATTACTTGCAATCTGGTGGACTAGTATGGCGGTTCTACTAATAAAAATATTATAAAAAAAAAATAACAGTATGAAAAGAATAATTTTAAGTGCACTAATAATAGTGTCAATGTTATCATGTCGAAAGACAACAGAATCAACAATCTCTGAAAATGCACTAGAGGTGACAGAATCAAATATGGCCATAATTGGTAAAAGAACTGCAACGTGGTGTAATCCATGTGGTGATTGGGGATTTCCACAATTTCAATCTTTAAAAGACGTATGGGGTAAAGATGATGTAGTATACATGGCATGGAAAGATGCGTTCAAAACTAATAAAGGATCGGAGTTATTTGATGAAGTAGGTCCAACCTTTAATTTAGGAGGAGGTGTACCAACGTTCTTTTATAATTTTATTGCAAACGCACCTGATAGCGTATTAACACAGCATATCGATAAAGATTATGTTGTAGCTAATTCCAATTACGAAATGGAAATAAATGGTGATAATATCAAACTAAGAACAACCACTAAATTCTTTAATGACATTGATGGTGAATATTATTTAGCACCATATTTAATAGTTGACAATCTTGTTGGATATCAAAATGGAAATCCAGATGGAAACTTCACAATACATAAAAACTATGTTGCAGGAATAGCAACGCCAATTACGGTTGGAGTTACTAGAAATTTCGGTTATCAAATTACAACCACCGGCGCATCTAGAGGAATGGTAATAAATTTAGATTTTGAAATTGATAGAGATGTTACATGGAAACAAAGAGACATTTCATTTGCATTAATCATATTTAAAAAAGAATCATGGGGATTACAATTCATAAATGCATTCACTAAATAACACAAATATTTAACATTGTTAATAACTTTGTGAAAATAATTGCCCAAACATTTTTTTGTTTGGGCTTTTTTAGTTATATTTACATATAATAATTAATCAAACTAAATCAAACAATATGAACGTTACAAAATTTAACAGACATGTATCAATGAACTCAGAAACTCTTTCTGAAATTATGGACATCAAAAGAGAAATTAGAAACTCTAATATGGAAATGGATAGATTGTTTCATTTCGAAAATATGTTAGCCGGTTTATTTGATGGATTCTTATACGAAGATATTCAATTATATGCATTGGAACTTCCAACTGAATTGGCTTCAAAGGTATTGAGAATATATGACATTTGTAATAAATATCCAAAATCTGAAACTCAAGTACATTAATACTCTGAATAATAAACAAAATCAAAAAATTACTTATAATAAAATAAAAATATGGCTGCAAACTATGGATACTGTTGTATCAATCTTACGATGGATAAAAACGAAAAGGTAAAGATTGGCAGAGGAATGATTAAACGAACATTCCAAGCAAAGGGAATTAAATACGCAGGTGAGTTGGCCGAAGCCAACCTCACAGACATGATAAAAATCCTTAAATGGAATCATGACAATGGAATTACAATGTACAGGATGTCATCTAGTATGTTTCCTTGGAATTCTGAATACGATATATCCGAATTACCCAACTATGAAGCAATCAAAATATTACTCAAAGAGGCAGGAGATTATGCAACAAAGGTAGGTCAAAGACTTACATTCCATCCAGGTCCATTCAATATTCTTGCAAGCCCAAGAAAAAGTGTAGTCGATAGTGCAATTCATGAATTAACGCAACACGGCAAAGTATTTGACCTAATGGGATTACCGCGAACGCACTATGCAGCAATGAACATTCATGTCGGTGGCACATATGGCGATAAAGAATCTGCAATTAAAAGATTTGCGGAAAGCTTTAAACTATTACCTGAAACTGCTGCATCTCGATTAGTATTAGAAAATGATGATAAGCCAAGTCAATATGGCGTTAAAGATCTATATGAAATTTATAAGTTATGTGGAACTCCAATTACATTTGATTATTTTCATCACATGTGCTATGAAGATCCAATGGCAGAAAAAGATGCATTAGAATTATGCGCTAAAACATGGCCAAAGGGTATTAGACAACTATGTCACTATTCATCATCTAAGAAACTAAATGAAGATGACTCAGTGATTCTAAGAGCACATGCCGATTACATATATGAGTATATAGAAACATATGGAATGGACCTAGATATTGAACTAGAAGTCAAGGCAAAGGAATTAGCACTAATAAAGTATCATAAGGAATATTCAAAGGAATTAATCTTATCATAACATATAGAAAACAATTAACATAAAATCAAATAATTTTTAATATGGGATATGTAACACGAACACTACGAAATGTAATGCTAGCCACTAATAATTATGTGGATCCTAAGGTGTCAGTTCTACTTGAACTTGGAGACCAAACTTCGTTTAATGATCTCATACGAAACGACGCTGGAGAAAAGTATAGAATAAAAAGCATAATGCATAATTATTTTAAAGAATACCATACACTTGATTTACAGGGTGAAGATGTTACTATAACAGATTTATCAGTGTATTCTCCGGATTTATTTAAAGCAAATATTATAACGAACATCGGAACCACTGAACATGTTGAGTATGAACAAGGACAATATAACTGTTGGAGAAATCTACATAGTTGGTTAGAAGTTGGAGGTATTATGATACATGAACTCCCTGAGGTTGGAAGCTGGCCAGGACATGGCAGGTATTTTACGACTAGAGAATTCTTTAATTCGTTCGAAAATTATGGCTATAAGATATTAGAGCTTGATGACCATATATGGGATCTAGGTAATACTTTATGGTGTGTTATGAAAAAGGTAGAAGAAGTTCCATTCATGGACTATGAAACTTTCTTTTCATTAATGCACTTCGATAATAGTGTACCATTTGCAGGCACAATCGACACCAACAATCCAAAGAATCTATAATATCTAGTGAACTTTAAACTTTTTGAAAATAAAACAATATGGGTCCATTATTAAAAATAGGAGTTTTATACGAGCTACAAGATTATGGCATACTATCATAGATATATAGTATATGAAGCATATTAAGCTATTTGAACAATTTATTAATGAGGCATATTCATCAGACAAGGTGAAAGATGATATAGTTAAGTTATTTATTAAGGCAGGATTTAATGATCCAGTAATTGGCTCGCGAAGTATATCTGTTAAATTACCTAATGATACTAAGAAAGCTCCACCTGAGATAGTTAAATTAGAAAAAGAAATTAAAAAGTGGGCTAAATCTAATGATGGAGTATTAACAACTAAAACTGCCGTTGGTTATTCAAGCGGTAATGACTTTAGTGTTATGATAGCATCTGGATCTGCAAGAGTTGGTAAAGCATATCATAAAACTGCACGTAAAAATGCAGAAGCTATTTTAAAGAATGGTATGTCTGCTAGAGAAGCAAATGGACACAGTGATACGTTTGGATCTGGATTATCTGGTAGTAATTCAACTGAACAATTATACAGAGCTACGTTTGCAGTTACTTCAATTGGAGCAGCTAGAAAATTAGATCAATATTTTGATTTTGGTGATGATCCTGTTATCTTAGAGATAAATGGTAAGGGATATGGCTGGATGCCGGATCCTTTGATGCCACCTGGTATGAAGTCAGTGTTTACATATAATGATATTAAGGCGGAAGATATTAAAATAAAAGAATAGAACTATGAAACATATTAAATTATTTGAACAATTTATAAATGAAGGTTTTGATAAGCCTTTACATAAAAAGATATTGAAATTCATTGAATCTACTAAAACATATATGGATGTTTATGATGAAGACAATACTGAAGAAATCATGTTACAAACAAGAGAAAACGGTGATGTTGGATATGAAGAAGCTGGTAGCGAAGATGTCGCAGAAGCTGAAAGAGTTCAGAAGCTAATTAACAAGAAATTTCCGGATTTAAGGGTTAGTATTGAAGAAGTTGATGAATGGGTACACTTAAACATTTTAGGACCTAAAGTAACACAATACAGATACAAATTCCAAAAAGCAGATCCAGAAACAGGCTCAGGTTTTTCTGAAACTTTTAATACATTTGATGAGATGCTTAAAAAACGAAAAACATTTGTTGATGGTGTTAATTGGAAAGATGTTAAAAAGAAGTTAGATAAAATAACAGACTATCCAGATAACTTATTTACTGGCTGGCACTCTAGTGATAAAATTGTAATATCTAAAGCTGGCGATAAAGATAATGACTGGGGTTATGATTTTTATGTATATAAATTAAAAGAGTAAACAATGAAGCACATTAAATTATTTGAACAATTCATAAACGAGGCTGAAAAGGCTAAAGGAGACAGAGGCCCACTTAAAGGCAAGGCTGTAGAAACCGGAATCAAGAACAAATCAAAGGAAAGCGGAGTACCTTTACCTATTCTCAGAATTATAATGAGACGTGGAATGGACGCATGGAATAGTAGCCATCATCCTGGAATGACACAGGAAGGCTGGGGATATGCGAGAGTAAATGCATTTTTAGAAAAAGGAAAAGGAACATGGGGAGGTGCTGATGCTGACGTTGCTAAAGAAGTTAGAGACGGTGGCCATGATAAGAAACTACCATACAAATTTGAAGACTAATGAAATTTATTAAGACATTTGAAGATTGGAGTGAAGTATCTCCAGAACTAAAGGCACATATTGATGAGGGCCTTGATTTAACCAATTCATTATTTAGACTAGGTAGTGATAAATACACTGAACTATTCGAAGAGGTAAAACAGTATTGGGCGAAGGATAATATCATTCTTAAAGGACCTAGTGGTTGGATGGCTAAAAATCTAGAAGTTGGAACAAAGGCTATTTATAAACCAAGGGGAGGTAATCAAATTAATGTAAAATTGGATTCTCCTAAAAGAGGAGGTAAGGCTAAATTTATAGTTTATAGAAACAGTGGCAGAACTGATAAAGAGGGTAATATTATTGCAAAGAAGGTTGAGTGGGGAGATCCTTCAACTACTGTAAAGAATGATGATCCAGGCAGAGCTGCAAGTTTTTGGGCTAGACATCAATGCGATCAAGCAAAAAAGATGGATCCAATGAAGGCAGGATTTTGGGCATGTTATGGACCCACATTATTTGGTAAGCAACTAGGTCTTAAATCTGACCAGCCATGGTAAATCCAGACTGTAAATGTTTAGACTGTAAATGCAGTAAGGGGTCACATGATGAGATGATTAGAATGATTGATGATTACACTAAACCATTTATTGAAACTATTATATCTGAAACTGAAGTTGTCAGAGAATTTACGCCAGGGCATCCTGATCATTTATATAAATGGCATGCAGATCCGGAAGATAGATTAGTAGAAGTATTAGAAGATTCGGACTGGAGATTTCAATATGATAATGAACTACCAACACTGATGATTACCGGAGTCGACATTAAAATACCTAGAGGAATTATTCACAGAATTATACCTGGAACAACTGATCTTAGAATTAAGATATATAAATCATAAAAAAATATTAAAATAAATGAAAAGAATAAAATTATTTGAAGAATTTACATCTAATTCTTCTGTTAGCGAAAAGCTAGAAGATAAGATTCATGATTTTTTCAAAGCTAACCCTACACCATCGGACGACGAGGTGCATGCATTTGCTGATGAACTTGGAGTTTCTCCACATGATTTAGAAACTGAAATATATAAGATCGTAGGTAAGCATATTACAGAGGGTACGAACGCCGAAGTATACGAATCTATGATATCGGAAGGAAAGTTACAGGACTTTAAAAAGAATGCTAAAGATTTCTTTAAAGCGCTAGCAAACGAAAGTCAAGAAACGATAGAAGCATTTAAAAGGATATACACTGCCTTTAAACATGGAGATAAAATGTCACCTTCTGAGAAAAAGGAAGTTGGAGATCAATTAAAGGACGTATTAAAGACAATAGGTCTTTCTGCGATAGCAATTATGCCTGGCGGAATAATTGTTGCACTAATTATAAAAGCACTTAAACTACAAAAACATATCATACCTTCGAGTTTCGAATATTTGCTTGAAGAATAATACACAAATAAAATGGCAAAATTAAAATCATTCGATCAATACATCTCAGAGATGGACAGGTCAGAAGAAATCGAAAAGGATTTAGAAAAAAAGACAGCAGTAGATTCAAAATCAGTTGAAGAAGTTGAAGATGAGGCTGAAACAGTACAGGAGGCAGAAGATGCAACACCTTTACCTGATTTAAAGGATAAGGAAGAAGCTCCAATTCCAGTATACGGAATGCTTGAAAAATGTTACGAAGCAGTAATTAAAGAAGCGTCTAATTGGGCAGGAGACGAGCATGATGGGCACACTATCGAAAGCTATATGGCTGAAAACTCGGCATTAGTTGCAAAGATGGGAGTTAATGCTTTAACTGAATTAAAGGAAGAGATGGCAACTGAGGCGTATGAGGCTTGTTTAAACAAGATGGCAGAATCATACACTAATAAAATCAATGAATCTAAGGAAACTAAAACAGCAGTGGACGCAGAGGACATTGGATAGTACATATAATAAACAATTTAAAAAGTCTATATATAATATAACATATATAGACTTTTTTTATGCCCAGAATTTCGATTAAAACAGTATACATGCAAAATGCATATCAATACGCAACACTAAGTTACGCAGAAAGACGTAAAGTAGGATGCGTTATTGTAAAAGATCATCAGGTAATATCGTTTGGTTATAATGGGACTCCACATGGGTTCGATAATGAATGTGAAGAAACAGATACCAAGTATTACGAAAACCCAGACTGGGCTATAGATTTAATGGACCAGGGATATGAATGTAATAATGGTATTTGTCATAAACATGGTGCAAAAACAAAGCCTGAGGTTTTGCATGCAGAATCAAACGCAATTATGAAAGTTGCAAAATCAACAATGAGCTGTGAAGGAGCTGAATTATACACAACAACATGTCCCTGTTTTGGATGCGCTAAGTTAATTATACAGGCAGGAATTTCAAAGGTATATTATACAGAAGAATATAGAGATATGAGTGGAGTTGCTTTATTAGGTAAAGCAGGAATTGTAGTTGAACATTTAAAATTAGAAAATGAGTATAAATAAAATTTATTTACCAAAATTAGAAGTATTAGAATCCTACCTTATAGAAAATGGAGAGGAAGCATTTTACAATAGATACATAAGGAACCGTGATATGATCGCAGGGCCAACAGAGAGTCATGAGTTTGTACACATGATAGGAACTGAATATATCAATAGACTCAATGATAAAGTTAATTAAGGGCATTAAGAAACAATTTAAGAAAAATGAGTATAATTATCAAAATACACAAATAATGGAAAAGGTGGAAGAAAAAGTAAAACAATATCAATGGAAAAAGGGAGAGAACTTTGGCAAAGTCGTCGAGGTTGAATCAACCGATAGTAAATTCACAATTTTTACAGACGGATCGCAGATCTTTAATAGCGTTCTACCTGAATTTTTAGATGAGGTGATAGATGGGAAATTACCATTTCCTGGCTCTGATCAAATAAACGCATTATCTTTAGGTGAATCCCCTATTAAAAATAAGCCGGTATTAAATACTCCTAAAGAAACTATTAATATAGTGGAACCTAACCAACCATCTCCTCTTGAGGAATTAGTTGGAAAGCTTTCCAAAAAGAACATAGAACCACTGCATGCTGTAATAAATTTAAACATACCGAATAAAGATATTTTCAATATGTTAATTGATAATGCAGACGAGGATAAAGAAGATTTAATGCTAGCAATTGCTAGGGTGGCAATCTCACAAATAGAGATAAATAAACTACAAGAATATTTAACGGAAGAAGTTACTAATTTTATAAACAACTATTACAATGGGTAAAGGAGCATCATCATCAAGAAGACAGAGAAGAGGGCAGTTTAAGGCTGCAGGTTATTTACAAATTAAAAACATGTTTGGGAGATTCTCCGGAGAAGGAGAAGCATGGTATGGCAAAATCCAAGAGGATGGCAAACAGTCACATGAAGCCAATATGAATAAAATGCATGACAGATTAGAAAATGAAATGCAAACTAAATTAAATACTGCTAAAGAATCCTGGAAGACTATAGGATATAACGAAGAGGAGGTAAAAATGCTAGAGGAGGCATGGTTATTGGACGCTGTTAAGGTTAAAGAAACATACAGAGAAGATAAAAAGGAAGCGAAAAAACTACGTAAAGAAGCTAACTTATCCCTAAATTCTAGAAAAAATGCAAACGGTTAAAATAACCCTAGCAGATAATGGAGTTATCAAAACAGTTTTTGATGATAACATAAACGCGGCAGGGGAAAGCTTCGAATCAACTACAATATACAACTTTGAAAACAACGAAACAAAAATAAAGTTTATCAGAGAATTAAGTATAGATATTGGATTAATATTTGGAAATTCTAAATCTAAAAATCAAATACATGTTGTTGAAGAATGGGGTAATGATTATATTCCCGATGACGCTGAACGACTTGAAAAAATAGAGAGGTTAGAAATGCAATTAGAAACGCTGCAAGCCTCACTTAAACTAAATGAATAATATAACAATTGAATGCGTATGGTCTCCTTCTCGAAGGGAATTTAATAAGATTATAAAGGATATAAATAGGGTAGAAACCAAGGTTATCGACTATATTGCTATCAAAAAGAAACTTATTAAAGCTGATCCGTATTGTGAAGAACCTAACAGTGCAATTGTTGGATTTACTATTATTAATGAAATCACACGATTTTTGAGGGCAGACAAACCTGAAATAAAACGTGTGATTTATTTATTTAAAAATCTTGAATTAGAAATAGTAGAGAATTTTAAAGAATTAATAGATTCTAGATCCGAAAAGGAAGTATCTATGGAATTAACAATTGTCCAATCAATCCCTTCGATTTCCGATGAAATGCGTAATATGTTCGATAGGATTAATATCGTTAAAGGATGATTAAACACAAACTTTTTTCAAAAGGAGAACATATACATGTTCTAATATATAATAATAGATATGAAAATATAGTCTTTCCGGTAAGGGCAATTATACATGATATAAAGTTTGATGATAAGATGCCAAGATATCAGGTTAAAATCACTAAATTTTATGATGACCTAAACTTTCTAAAAAGATATATGTTTGATATGAAATTTGACAGAGATTTTGATGGTGGTAAAACAACATTTAGAATGTCAAGAAGTAAGTTCAACACTGTTAAGGAATTCCAAAATTATATTGAAGCATCCTGGGAAACATATCTAATTGTCGTAGATTCAGTAATGTGTGTGAGAACGTATAAGGAAGTTGATACATTATATTGTAATATACAAGACTTTTTTATTGAAAGAACCATTAAGAATTTATATGAATTAACAAATAGGAATTCATATAAAAACGGAAACTATTATTACGAGAGTAAAGGTGTATTTACTGCACACATCAAGAAATTCCTAGGGAATCGCGCAGGTGATTCAACGGATTATTTTGATAAATTACTACACAGACCAAAATCATTTGAACTGGAAGATTTAGAGTAATTAAAGAATCGGATATATATAATAACAATATAAATATATTCGATAATTAATTATGGCTCTATACTCAGATACAGTATTCTCATACACGGATCCTACGACCTGGACAGCCGGACTTTCAAAACACGGACAATCCTCCCCTGATTCGCTAATAAATTCTTTCGTTAAGGCAGGTAACACCATAACAGGCCAAGGTCCAGATGGCGTTGGTGTTGTAGGTAAGCCGAAGGGTAATACGATCCAGGCGGATTTTAACCCAAAGACAACTGAGAGAGCAATGGTTACTGATAAGCCATTTTCAACAGGTCAATCCGGGTCAAGATATTACTCCGACTCTAATAAATCTGAATCATATGCCGAGACAGGTGCTGGTAAAGAAGTAAGGGATAGTAATGGAAATGTCAAAACGAAGAAGGGGGTGGCAACAGGAAGAGTCGTAACTCTAGGTGAGAGACCATATTCAGTATTCAATAAATATTCATTAGTTAATTATAGAGGTAACCCATTAGATATCTTTGAGCCGGACAGTACTGATGAAAATGGATTTTCTGGAGGAAATGGAGCGTATCAACGAGTTCATGCAAATTCTTTAATTAACCCTACTGCAAGTAAGATTATAGAAATTACAGGAAAGAGTGGAGATAACTATGCATATAGATATCAATACTCTGATTTTGCACTTACTAAATTTTATGGTAAAATTCCAAATAACATGATGTTAACACTTAGAAGGTTTGCATATCCTGCACCTGACGATATCATCACACCTAAAGGTCTTGCAAATATGTCAGATGACCCCGCAAAGCCAAAACACAAAATGGTACCAATAACACAGCCAGATATTGCTAGAGCAGTAACATGGTTTGGAGAAGGAACCGGTAACGCTATAGGTGATATTGTTAAGTTCTCACATGGATTCAACTGGAAGGACGCAGAAGCGGCAGTACAAACCATAAACTCCTCTGGTGGAAATAAGGCAGGAAAGGTCGGTAGTTTTATTAGTAACAATAGGTTTCTGTCAGCTGCTGCGAATGGAGCAGCAGGTAGAGGTGCAGTAGAAACCGCTGCAAAGGAACGCAGCTCCGGATATGATTCAATGTCAGACACATATCCAAACCATGTGTTCGGACCCCTTAATATTATTAAGAATGTTTTGATAAGAGAACAGGGATTAAAATTTAGTCAAGAATTTACATTAAAGTTTGAATATGAATTAAAAAGTTTTGAAGGAGCAAGTCCAAAGGTAATGATGCTCGATCAGTTGGCAAATCTATTGGCACTAACATATAACAATGCACCCTTTTGGGGAGGTTCTGTTAGATATGTTGGAGGTGGATCCGGAGGATCAGTAGTTCCACCACTTGGTAATCTTAATAAACTTAAATCAGGTGACTATGCGGGTTTCCTAGGATCCGTTATTGAGGATTTAGGTAAAACCTTTGAAAGTGTACTTGATCCGGCAAATTGGAAGAATCTAGGAAAGAATAAAATGCTAAACAACCTAATAGGTGGACCGTTAATGAAAATGTTTAATACACCAGGAGGAGGACAGGCCGCACAATCATTATTAACAGGTGATCCTACGGGCCAATGGCACCTTACTGTTGGTAATCCACTTAATCCTATTATGGTATTAGGAAATCTTGCAATGACAGATTGTGATATAGCATTTGAAGGTGCTAATACTATTGAGGATTTTCCTGAAAAATTAGTTGCAACTATAAAACTTAAACCTGCCAGGCCACGTGATAAGGCAGAGATTGAATCAATGTTTAATGCAGGTAGAGGAAGATTTTATGTACAGCCAGATGATGTCGCTGATATCAATAGAACGGCTGATGTTAGCGCATATGGAAATAAAGACACAACAGCTAAGCCCACTAAGGATTCCTTTGTCAATATATTTAGAAAAATAAGTAACGGTTAATGAATGATTTAAAAAGCTTATCGGGTAAAAGATTATCGAAGGATGGTACTAAAGTAGTATTTGCCAAACCAAGTGTTGTGTTTCTAGACAGTACTGAAACGATAGCAGAACATACTGTTGATTTCCATGAAGTCGGTAGAATAGATTTTATTTCCCAAAAATACTACAGCGATACAATATATGTTGACTATATTTTAAAATTCAACAATATATCAAATCCGTTTGCAGTTAACTTTGGAGATGTTTTACTAATACCTGCACACATGGATGTTTTGGCAGAAGTACCGGACATTAAAATGACACAAGTTTCCAGTGCTGCGCCTTCAATAAAGGATCAATTCATAGATACTAAGAGATTAGCGCCTGTGGATGCTTCTCGTGTTGAATATTTAAAACGTAAAGCTAAGGAAAAGGCAAACGGTGCAGAACCACTTCCGCCAAATATCCTACAGGATGGAGAATCCAATTTAACAATTAATAATGGTACAATAACTATTTAATAAATGGCATCACTTAAAGGAAAAATAGTAACTATAACGAAGCCAACCTTAAAACTCGATACACTTGAGTTCGATTCTGTTGGCGAGGGTGAGACTGAAGATTCTAGGGCAAATACAAGTAAGGGTATGAATATCCTTATTATGATTAATCAATATACCTTTGATGAAGATGACATCACTAACATGGAATTAGATTGTAATGGATCAGTACCTACAATCAGTCTTGTTATAAATGACAGTACAGGAATGTTTAATGTCGATACCTTTCCAAGGGATGGCGATGTAATTAATCTTAGGATAGGAACTCTCGATAAGAAAACATATAAAGATATTAGGATGGATTTTGACATTACTTACGTCGATACTCCACCACAACAGAGCGATGCAACCAATGGAACATATATGTTTATGGGAAGGGCTAAAATTCCAGGATTTTTTGCGGATGAATGTAAATCATACGGGGAAGGAACTTCACTAGAGCATCTGGAATTAATAGCTAATGACTTAGGTCTAGGGTTTGCAACTAATATTGAAACGTCTAATGACTCGATGCACCTGATTCTACCATTTACCACAAGATATGAAACTATGATCGACTTGGTTAGGCATTCGTACGTGGACGATGAGAGCTTCCAGGCGGTTAGTATTGATGCATATTATAACATTAACTATGTTAACCTTAATTCTATTTTTAATGGCGAAGATACATTTGACGATGCGATAATGGCATACAATGCAATATTAGATGACTCCCCTACTGCTAAGGATGATGATGTGAATCAGAGAACTTTACCTCTATTTTTATCAAATCACGCAAGAGACGAAGGTACTAATAGATATATTACTGGACAGGCATTACAGAATATAAGTGGTGGGATAACCATGAAAAACGGATATAAAAGAACCATACAATATTATGAAATGGATTCGGAAGATGGATTGGTTTCACATGATATCACACCAATGTCTACCAAGAACATGAAGGATATTGAAGAGCCTATGAGAGGTAGGAGAGATGAGGATAGATATAAACATGAGGTTAAGTATAAGTATTTAGGTAGAAGAACTGGTGATGTAGAAACCACTAACACACATATAAACTATGAGTATGCTGCTGTTGCAAACGAACAAAACATGGATGAATGTAGAAAAATGTCATTGGAAGTTAGCTTAGAAACGTTTAATCCAGCAGTACATAGATATCAAAGAATTCCTATTGCAGTATATACAAATGATATGGATAGATTACGTGCAGATAAATTTCTTAAAGAGAAAAAAGCTGAATCTGAATTCGATACAGAGAAAGTGTCTGAAGATGCTATAGGAGATCCTGCAGCGCATGTTTTGGATGAATTTATAAGCGGGTATTATATCGTTGATGGAATTACATATACATATAAATCTGGACAAACAAACGTTAAACAACGATTAAAGTTATTGCGTAGAGAGTGGCCTGCAAGAATAAATAATATTAATCCCAAGACAGTCGCAAAGGCTCCAACACCAACTGTTAAGGTGCCAGTGCCAGTGCCATTACCACCGCCAACTCCGCCTGTGGCACCAGTGCCTGTTCCAGTTCCACCACCAGCCCCTACTCCACCGCCTCCGCCTGCTTTAACATTTGAATTGAAGGCATTGGACTGGAGAGCAGGCTATGGATCTTGGCTAGAACAAACTAGATTGTTTAAATGGACAGCGCTTACTGGTGAAATTGAAGTAACACCATCTATTAAAATTAAAATTGATGCAGGAGGGCCTAATGAAAAAATATTAAGCGGGGAAGTATTCACTGAAACGCAGGTTGAAGGCAGTAGCTGGAATAAGAAAGAATATAATGCAAAGGTATTAATACCTGGCGGATTATACGAGGGTAAAGAAAATGAGGAATTTAAGGTTGAAATTACCTTGAAACATAAGGATATAACAAAGACTATTGAAAGGACAATTAAGTTTGTGCCATGGGAACCTAACAAAAAGATTGGTGATGGTGGGGCTATATCAAATGGTAAGAAGAAGAATAAAAGGATATATTCATGGGCCGTATTTAGCAGCAACGATATCGGAGTATATGAAGGAAAATACACACTTAGTAGTGAGGCTTCCCTAAATGCGACTGGAAGTCTTATGAGTGGTGTTATTACAGGAAGTGACATTAGTACATTAAAGAACCAGACAGAATCTGCATGGAAATCAGAATGGCAAAGCGCAGGTTAACCTATTTTTAAAAATAAGATATATAATACATGTCAGACTTTAAAACCATACAAGACTTTAGAAAGGGATCGATTAGTAGATTTCCATACCAGGACCCGACGTATCTTTCGTTCGCACTACTATTTAATTTTCACGATCCGGAGCACTCTCCATTATTATCTGGTCCTGCCGAAGCTTTTCTAGAAAAGCTGTCAAAGGGAGGGGGTGAAGATAAGTTCTATGCCGATCGCCTAGCGGACTTAACAACGTTTATAGAATCTCTTAAATTAATCAATAGAGAAATGCCATGGTATTGGGAATCACTAGGTGGCCTTGCAAAGATACATCAGTATGATCCCATGAAACCATATCTTGGAGGTGACGATGCTGTTTTAGAAATTCAAACGTTAGAATCTTTAAACCTTCCAATAGCAGGTCTAATGCACTTGTATAGGAGGGCTATTTTTGATGAAAGAAAATGGTCATACATACTTCCTAAAAACCTTAGAAAGTTTAAAATGGTAGTTTATGTCACTGATGTTAGACGTATTAAGTCAGATGGAACCGTTAGGCCTATTCCACCAGTTAGTGGTGAAAGTGCCACAGCAGAAAAGAAAGGAAGTACTGTAATAAATTATAATGCAGAAATAATGGGAGTAAGCGGTAGACCTTTCTTTGCAACCTTTTTAAAGTATTGTGAGTTTGATATAACAAGAGGTACTGCAATATTTGATACGCTTTCTAAAAATCCTGAAATGGCTAAAAATAATATAGCAATTTCATATGAAGCAATCGAAAGAATAGAAGCTAGGGCGCTTAATGGTATGATTAAAGAGGGATCTGCGACAAAGGTAAGAATGGATGGATATTTAGCACCTGCTCCCGATGATGAAGCACTTGAGGCATATGAAAGCCCTGAGCAAAAGAAATCAAATTTCTTTAGTAGATTAGTAGACAGATTTAAAAAGAATCCACAAGGGAATGTATATGGAGATACTCTACTACAGCGAGTTGCTAGCAGAAATTTAGATAAATTAAAGCAGCGTGGAGCATCTGAATTAAGAAGGTTGGGAAAGGAAAAGGTATTAGAGTTACAGGATTCTGCAATTAATCTTATTAGAGGCAGAAAACAATCCAACGAAAACATTTTTGGAAAGACATTATCTAACCTCGACGCGTCTAACGATACGGATCCTGGACGACAGGCCGCTGATGTGGCTAGAGCGATACATGATAATGTATACGGAGATGCTTCTGGAATTTCAGCCAGAGATGCCCTTGATTCAGTTGCAGCCGCATCAATTAACCTAGGAAACGTACACGAATAATACTATATATGGCAACAAGTAAAGAATTAATGAATGATAATATTAGGGAGACCCACTGGATAGGTGAGGTCGTAGATAATAATGACCCTAAGTTACTTGGCAGATGTAAGGTTAAAGTATTTGGAAAATTTGATAAACTAACAAGTGACGCTATTCCATGGGCAACTCCAATGAATCGTGATTTTGTAGGTTCGCATAATACCCCACATGTTGGTTCGGTGGTTGCTGTTAGATTTGATAACGGTAACATTTATCATCCGGAGTATTGGTTTCAAGTAGATCAAAGCACCGCCCTTAAATCAGACATATTAGAAGATTCAGGGGAGGCGCATAATGTTGTTTCATTAATATACGATGAAGTACGTAACGTTAGGATTTATCATTCACCAGAGGATGGGCTAGTTATTACAAGAGGTACGGGAGCTAAGGAAAGACCTATCATTCAATTGGATGAGAATGGAACAATTAAAATTTCATCCGATGATAAGATATTTCTCGATGCAGGTAATGTATATCTATCCAATACCGGAGAAGAGGGTGATGACACATCAGAACCGGCAGTAAGGGGAAAATCATTAGAAAAGTTTCTTGATAAATTAAAGGCTGAATATAATGCACACACCCATCCAGTCGCTGGACCAAACACCGGTCCGGTAGTTAAGCAATGGGCGCCTAAACATAAACCATACCAACAAGAAGGTAAATAATATAAAATAAGAAATGGCAACGATAAAAGAACAAGGAACCACAATGGCTGTGTTAGCATCAGGTGGAGCACCTATGGAAATACCAGGACTATCTCTTAAAGATATTGTCGAGGGCATAATAGAGGCACAATTTAAACCAGTATTTGATGATATTAAGGCACAGGCTGAAAATGCAGAGGAGGCAGCAGAGGAGATAAAGGCGACTAAGGATCGTTTGGTTGAATTTTTTACAAGTGGCGCAGCAAAAACCGAGATTGAAAACAAAATTGCAGGAATTCAACAGGCAGTTAAGGAGGCATTTGATCAAATAGCGTCAATTCCCAAGCAAATTCAGACCATGGTTGCTAAAAATTTAATACCACCTACTATTCCTATTCCAACTGCTCCAGGTATATCTAACCCTATTAGAGATTTTTTATCAAACAAAGAGAACGTTGAAAAACTTAAACAGGTTGTAACACTTATTGTAGGAATTTTAGTTACTTTATTTGCAAAGGCTAATGAATTATCATTTGTCCTGCCAGATGCAGTGCAACGTATGGCCACACAGATAGGAAATCTTAACAGTATTATATCTAAAATCCCTGTATAATCACATATATGCCCTAGAAAAAAGGTATATATATTCTAATCAATTTATATTTATTCACACTTAACAAAAAACAAATGTCACAAGACGTAAAAAACAAAACATTAGTAGAAGGTGTTCCAGGATTTGACTGGGATGCACACACAAAAGATTGCCCAACAGTTACTAGAAAACATAACCCTAACATCAAAACAAAGAATGGTGATAGAGTTTTTTCAAGAGAGCCGTATGCGCAGGAAATGTACAACACAATTCAAGGTATATTAGAAACATACGATCATGTATTTAATGTAGAAGCCGGCGAAACCCATAATGGAAAAGTACATTCAGTAGACATCGAATGGGCAACGATCGAAATAGGCCACAAGGAATTAATTTATGTTAATATGGCTAAGGAGTCAGATGTAGCAAAATCAAAATTAATCCCAGGTGAAGAAATATCTGTAAAAATCATAGATGATAAAAAACAGAAAGGATTTATTATTGGATCAGTTGAGGCCGGAATGAAGGCAGCAGTACTTAAAGATATTTTAGCATCAATTGAAACCGAAGATGCAGCATACCCTGGAACAGTTACAGGAATGATTCCAAACGGAGGATATTTTGTAAATATCCAAGGAATAGATTGCTTTATGCCAGGTTCACTTGCTGGAATTAACAAACTTGTAGACTTTGGTTCTATTGTTGGAACTGAATTATATGTAGTGCCAATGAGCTATTCAGCAGACAGAGGAACTGTTATAGTATCTCACAGAAAGTATTTACAGGCAATGATACCTGCAAAATTAGAAGAACTTAAAAACAATATTGGGATTACTAAGAATGGTAATGTTACAGGTTCTGCAAAATACGGAGTATTTGTTGAATTCGATGATTGTCTTACAGGAATGATTCATGCAAATGACTTAACTCCTGACATGGCAGATAAACATAGGGCTAGGCAAATCATGCCAGGAGATCCAATTGAATTTAAGGTTAAAGAAATCATTAGTGATAAGAAAATAACATTAACACAATTAGAGGTTGTTGAAACAGTAGATCCATGGCAAGAAATTGCAGGCAAATATACATCATTTCCAGTAGAAGTTGCAGGTTTAATTAAATCTGTTAAGGATTACGGAGTATTTGTTGATATTGGGGACGGAATTGTTGGATTATTACATGTTAGTGAATTACCGGAAGGTACTAATCCTAACGATCTTTCAAGAAACGAAGGTATATCTGTACAGATAACACGAATTGATACTGAAACAAGAAAGGTTTTCTTAAAACTATAATTGTTCATAACTTTGTGAAAATAATAGCCCAAACATTTTTTTGTTTGGGCTTTTTTAGTTATATTTACTTATAATTAAAAACAAACCCTGATATATAAACCATGGCAAATATAAAATCATACAATCAATTTATAAACGAATCAAAGGAAAATGACATTATGAATGTTATTTTAGATTCATTGGAGCAGACCATTACTGAGATGGCAGCAGAAATCGAAGCGTGGTTTCGAGAGAAATTCCCAAAAAACAATATCACAAAATATGATAGAGAAAGTTGGAGAATAACTTTAACTAGGGATATGGTTAAAGCTGTTGAAAAATATACACTACCATCCGATACATTAGTAGATATTCAATCAAACAACGGAAATAAAGGTAACATTGAAATAATCGCTAAAATTCAGAGAGATGGAGAAGTGTATGATTTTAGAACCGAAGCAATTTATGCAGGTGGGCGTAATATACAAGTCCTTCATTATAGATATATTACCAAAACAAGATTACCAAAAACAGGTAACAGTACACTTACTAAAGAGTATGATGCAAAATACAAGAAACTGTCTAAACTCGAAAAGTTAAATACTGAGCTTAAACAATATCAAGATAGAATTACAAAGGCGAAAGAAGATATTGTGATTAATTCAAAAATGAATGATGATGAAATTATTCAGGCACTAAGGGGTGATGATAATTGGTATGAGTGGCCAACATGGGCTGAGATTGTAAAGAGAGATGCTGCCAAAAATTACAATAATGATGAGGCATATTACAATCAACAAATGGAAGATAGCTTTGCTAAAAAAATAGAAGATTGGAAATATTACGGTATTACTAGGAAAGAAAGAACAATAGAAATAGCTTCTAAAGAAATTGTAAAACTTCAAAAGAAAATAGACGCACTTCTATAGTAACATTTTTATAGGGATATATAATCTAATACATAATATATCCATATAGTAAATGAACAATCTTAACGATGCAAATATTCTGAAAAATGCCCTGGTGGGCGTTGAGTTTGAATTCTATTCAAATCTATCTGCTGAAGAAACTGCCAAGCAACTTGCCGAATTAATCGGCAAAAAGATACGTGTTGAAACAAAGGCACATAGCGATTTCGAAGTAACGCAGGACGAATTTAAAATCGAACCAGATATGAGTGGTGGTAAAAAACTACTCGAGTTAGTTACAGGTGCTCTTCCATATTTTGCAGCTCGTTTAATGATTATTAAAGTATGTGATTGGATAAAGGAGAACGGATATACTAATGACCGCTCTTCAATACACTTGAACCTCTCGTTTGATAAATCAAAGATAGATAACAAATACAGAATCTCCAAGATGAATGTTCTTAAATTCATTCTAGATTTCAACGAGGAACAGGTATTTAAGTTCTTTCCTACCAGGGAGGATTCAGCATACGCAAAATCAATAAAATTTGTTTTACCAAAGGAGGACACTTATTTCTTTGATGGTAAATATATCAATCAACAAAACTTTATATTTCCAAATTCTAAATACTATGGAGTTAACTTTGAAAAAAGACTTAAAAATTATTTGGAGTTTAGATATGTTGGAGGAGTAGATTGGGAAAAGAAAACAAAATCAATTTTACACCTAGTAGACAGCTTCCTAATACAATTATGGAATTCTACTGAAACATCTGAATTTTCAGTTAACAATGCAATTGAACTTAAGAAAATAATCTCAAATAATCAAAGAATAATTGATGCCAGAAAGGATTGCAAAACTATTAAAGATAATTGGAAACACGTTAATTTCACAGTTGACCTTAAGGAGGATCCAATAATCCTTGATATCTATTGGCCAAAGGTTAAAGACGCTGTTATGAAATTATTTACACATGGTGACTTAGAGAAGGGGCATATTAATTATGATTCGGATGCGGGTAGGATTCAGGTAAGTAATGGTAAGCTTCCATATTGCGTAGATCTGGCAGGATACGAATTCATAGGATGCCTTCTCAGAGGAGAGTTTACCGAATGTGATATGTATGGATGTGACATTAAAGGTTCATCATTAGATCAATGTAACCTTTATTTAGGCTCTCAGGTAAACTCAAGCAAAGTAAAGTCATCATATGTGCATGGTTCATGTGTATTAAATGATGCATATATATTTGGCAAAGGAGTATTCAAGGGTACAATGAACGGTGGTATATTTAGAGAAGGAATATATGATAAAAGATTAGCAAAATTTAATGATACTGAAATCATTAAATATGAAACTATATAAAAAATAAAATATTAGAATGAGTGATATAATTGTAGGAGGCGATGATTCGCTAATAAACCCTAGCTATGATACAGATGACAATGCGTGTTTCAATGCGTTTGTTACTGAATTGGCAGAAGAAGTCACGGGGTCATGTATGATTCCAATGAATCTTCCAAGAAAGGAAGTTGGAAATATTGTAAATAGAGCAAAGAAATGGTTCTACAAGAACTATGAGTATTCTGTTAGAGAAAATTTCATGGTTTTACCGATTGCATTGTTTTCATCTGACCATTTTAAAGCAACAAGAAGCTTTACACTGCCTGGACCAAACGGTTTAACAAAAGGGAATGAGGTTTATTCAGTGTATGGGTTATTTGAAACAGGATCAAACTGGGGAGGAAGTATGGATATTAACTTCACACAGGGTGATTTTGCAGTTGAGAGAATGTTAGCAGGTGGAATGTATGGTGGTTCTCAAACAGGAGCCGCAGCTGAAAATTTACAGTACTATGTAATTAACGAAAGTTTCTTTGATTTAGCACGACAAATAATACAGAATCCTTTAAGTTATAATTATAATCAATTAACGCATGAACTTAGATTTACTGGAGAAACGCCTACGAAGGATGTAATTCTTGAGGTTTACGAAACTATTCCTGAATGTGCGCTATTTGGAGATGAGGCTTTCTTTAGATATTGTGCTGCAAAGATTAAGATTTCTCTAGGACAAAAATTATCCATCTTTGGATTTGCACTGCCTGGAAATATTGAAGTAAATGCAGACGCAATTAAGGGATTAGGCGAGGAAGAGTTAGAAAACGTAATTGAAGAGATTAAGTCAGATGAAGGTACTGACTGGATGATGCATTCTTAAACAAATATATAATAATATGGAACTATATATAAAGTCTAATACTGATCCTAATTGGAGGCCAGATCAACTACAGGTTGATGAGGAATTAGCAATGCTGCTTACGCAGATTGAAACCCTTTTTTTTACAAATAAAGGAGATGTAATTGGAAACCCTGATTTTGGATTAAATCTTGAGGACTATGTATACTCCTTTAGATATAATGATTCCATGTTACAGGGAGTTGTTAAAGCTGCAATAAACGATTACATTCCACTCTCAAGCTATTATAAAGTAGATGTTGAAGTGGAATTCACAGAAGAAACAGAAAGAAGTATAGTCCTAATAAATGTCATAATAAATGATACTTATGGAATCGGACTATCGATATAAAAAATATTAACCATGGCAGAACTTAAATTTTTATCAACGGCTAGAATAAAGTCTAGTGAGATGTTAACCGACATCAGAACATATATCAGTCGACTTTATGGTAGGACTGGTGAGTTATTTACAACCGCCTCACCATTTGCACAAATACTTGAAGTTCTTACTGAATTAACCAATTTAGTATTCTTTTATATCGAGGATGCTACTGTTGAACAGAACATATTAACAGCTCAAAATCCTGAATCAATATACGGACTTTCGAGACTTGCAGGACACGATCCATTTAGAGGTTCTTCGGCTGTTGGGGAAATTAGAGTTAGGCTAAGCACAAGCGCATTTGGAGAAATCGCAGGAGATGCTCTTAATATTCCAGCAAATACAATAATTACAGCAAGTAATAACGGGCTTGATTATGTTCTAAAAACAAGTGCTGATCAATTTAGAATTGAAAAAAGCAATACAGACTATATCTATATACCAGTGACACAAGGAGCTGTAGAATCACAAACTGTTACAGGCACCGGTGAGAACTTACAATCCTTTAATATTATTGTTAAGAGAACAACGGATCATGGTGCGGTAAAGGTTGCAGTAAACGGAGTTCCATGGACAAAGTATGATTCTCTATATGATATGAAAGCAGACACTAAAGGATATTTAGTTAAAACCGGAATAACGGGTGGACTTGATATTTATTTCGGTAATGGTTCCTTTGGAATTATACCAGTAGCTGGAGCAGGTATTTCAATAGAGTATGTGATTACGGATGGATCTGCTGGAAATCTTGCAGGTACTAAAGACCTTAATTTTAAATTTAAAACTGATGGATTTGATTCACTTGGAAATCCACATAATCTAAATGACATGTTAGAGGCTAGTTTTAGTATTGCACCTAGTATGGGAGCAGAACCAGAGAGTGTAGAGCTTACAAAATTAATAGCACCGTTACAAAGCCAGTCGTTTGTCCTGGCAACACCACGTAACTACGAGGCATTCCTTGCAAAGTATGGTATGTTTTCATACTTAGACGCATATAATACAACTGACGATGGATATATTGATGATGACAACGTGATATACCTATTCATGCTACCCGATACTGCTAGAAAACTTGCAGGCAACAATGACTATTTTAATCTTAATAAGGAGGAGTTTTTATTCTCTGAGGATGAGATTGGTGGAATATTAAATGTATTGGAAAAATCAGGTAGACAAATGGTAACAACTGAAGTAAAGGTCGTACAACCTAAGATTCAATATTTTAGAATGGACATAAAGGTTAGATATTTCGAAGGCCATAATAAATCAAACATATACTCTGAAATCAGGGCTAAAATTTCTAACTACCTAATTAATATAACAAGAAGAGATCGTTTACCTAAGTCCGATATTATAGCAATAATAGAAGGCGTTGAAGGCGTTGATTCAGTAAATGTGAGATTTGTTTCTGAGAAAGAAGAAACTGCAAGAAAGAATGGATACTATGTAACTGAAACGATTACGGTAACACCAAGTACTCCAGTATTGGAGGATATTGGTAATGGAAAACAAAAATATGTTTTCTTTAAGAGAACAGTTTCTGAGAACAAAGTCAACTTCGAAACAGGAGCAGCTCTTCCAGAGAGTGTAATCAACCTAGATTCATTTGGGGATATTATACTAGAAAAGGAGGAGATAGCATTGTTTAGAGGTGGATGGACAGATAGAGATGGTGTATTGGTTCAAGATTCTGCAGCAATTGGAGAAATGGCTGCACTGTCAGTTTACTTCGATGAGCCTGCTGTACCTTCCAGTATATTTACAACAATACAATCACAAAATAGAAAAGCACTATAATGAGTATATACGATAATTTATTTAAAACTAGACAGACTAAGCTATATGACAGTCGACGTGTTGTGAAGGATGATAGAAAGAATATTGTCAATAATTACAGAGACGGCATTTTAATGAATTCAGTATCTAAGTATATTCTTAGGAATGACGCGATGAATGATTTTGTTATATTAATACAGCATGTCGTAGCAGATTTAGTAGATTCAGTTACATACCTAAAGGCGTATAAATCATTTACCGTACGTAAAGGTGATAAAAAAGTTAAATAACCATGGCGTATAACAAATTAAGATTTTTTGATAGTGAATCAAATAGCTTAAACCTTAAATATAATTCGGATAGAGGAATATGGGAAGGTAACTGCTATTTGCCTGAGGTTTCTACAGGTCTTTATGAAACACTTACTATTTATATATTAGAAGAAGTTAAAAGTAACATAGGGAGCACTGATCATATTACTCCAATTTCAGAGAATCCTGGAATCAGTAAGTTTAACTTTAAATTTATAAGTGGATATGACTTTAGTAATGACATATTCTTATATGGATCTAAGGACATAAATGGTAGATCAGAGATTGAAATACTTGAGGAATTGAATGTTGATTTATTAGATGCAAGTACAAGTACAGGGGTTGACTCTAATGGATTTAAAATCGTTGGAAGTAATTTACCATTAGTACCGGTTAAGTGTAATGTTGCACTTATGAGTGAACATGACCACTACCACACCAGAGTTTTATCTATTACAGAAGTTGACGCGCTAGGTAATGAAACTGCATTAGCAAATATCAGAATATATGGTGAAACTGTAGAAGAAGATGAGAGATTAGGCGTATTGCTATCAAACATTGGAATGACGCTATCACCTGAGGATTATATAATTCTTAGAGATTCTAATATTAATGAAATTTCCCCGGATTGGATATTAATGAACCAAAAGAGAAAGGAATTACTATTAGAGGCAAGCCAAATCAAGCCATTTATTGGAACATATAAGGCGTTGTTGCGAGCAATTGACTTTTTCGGATATGACAAATTAACATTAAATGAATATTGGTTGAACGTTAATGAGCAGTCAGAAAACTTTGGAAAGTTAAAAGCAGTTTCAGTGCCAGGACAAGATAATCCTGGGTTTTTGGCAAATAAAAGCAATAGTTCAGAACTTCCTAATTCAAACCATAAAAAGACAAGTAGATTTTCGTTAGCGTATAGATTAAACGTAGCCGACGGAGGAGTTGACGAATGGGACAT